ATAGGTGTTATAAATACTTATACGTCCTATTAGCTCCTCAAATGCCACTAAGAAACAGAATATCATAATAGCAAACTGAATTATTAGGCATAATGCAGCCTTTTCATAAGTAGTGATGCTTATCACCCCTAGAAACACAACGATAACCCAAGCTTTAGCGGCCATTGCCACAAAGAACCACGGATCAGGGAACAAGAATAAAAATACTGCTGATAGGATGAAGTCTACAAACATTAAGAATGCCGTATATCCATTCCTCCCTATAGCCGCAGCATAAACCGCAGCTATAAAGAACATCAGAAACAGAATAGCATCAATCATTTCTTGCGATTCTTGCTAGGTTTTGGTTTTGATGTGTATTGATTTTTCTTAGCTGGTGTTTTTTTAGCAGCCATTTTGCAGCCTCTTCTGATTGGTTGATTTCGTGCAGTATAACAACTGATAGCCAGATGGACAAAATACCTAGTAGTGATAGTCCTATGATGCTTTCCATTACTTGGACTTCCACTTAGCTATGCCACCCTCAATGAAACCGCCACCGAAGTAAAATGTCACAATGGCAAACATGATCTCACCTATGTAAAACTCGCTTATGACCTGTTTAGCCTGATCAATATCCGCTTGACCAGCTAGCGTCATACCTAACACAAGCACAAAGCACCCGATAAAGGTAAACGTAAAGATCAATGCTAAATACCGTTGAGCCACCTTAAACGGGGCATAGGCGTTAATTAGATCAATCTTTGCTTTAGTCTTAGCTTCGATCTCTTCTTCTTTGCTGGTGTGCATGTCATCAATTAAATCAATGCCTGATTTGATAATGTCACCAGAACCTAGAATCTTTCCAATAATTGCTGGAATCATTTTTACTCTCCTGGCTTATAAAGCTCAAAGTGTGGACCATCGAAAAAGCCGTTAAAATCCCCACCCCACTTAACTTTGTGATCAATCAATCCCAAACTGTACAGCTCGTCTGCGATCTGAAAAATACGCCCTGCCAGAATAGTGAATGCCTTCTTATCATTCCAATCAATCGGATAAGGAGCGGCATCAACCGCCATAGAAGGCTGTGAATTGTGTTTAGAGTTAGGCCATAGCACCTTGGTTGTATTAGCTCTGAACGCTGTGTCCTGTTCTTTCTCTGTTCTGTGCCCACATAGAATAGAAATATCTGTGTACTGGATAGCCACTTCAAATATCTTTTGTAAGTCTGGGTGGCATGATTCCAGCCTAGTCTTACTTGTTATTCCGTATCTATAGCTCACTGTATAAACCCCTCTAAACAGATCATCAGAATTAAAATGAAAAATAACCAGCCGTTAGACATAGCCCATCTCTTCCCACATATCAGCAAAATCATCAGGATTTCGAATGTCTCGCTGCCTTGATTGGTGTGATTCAATCGCTCGTCTTTGTGCGGTCTTTTCCGCATTTGCTTTAGTTTTCTTGGCCTCAACGCGTTCTGCCTGTGTTTCGGTAAAAATTAGATTCTTTAGTCTTGGATGCTCCATATAACCCCCTAAACAAATAATCCTAAGATAGCTCCCAATGGAGCAAAGAAGATACCCGCGACACGAGCAAGCATTAGCCCTGTTGATTCACCACCTTGAATAAGCTCAACAATGTTTAAACCCCACCCAAAGACACCTACAACCATCAAGGCAACCCAAAACATAACAGCTAAACTATCTTTCATAATCTCTCCCCAATTTGACTTGTTCGGTAATTCCGAACAACTGATTATTTCTTAAACTTAACCGACTTGATTACTCCGAATATGCCAACAAATAAATCCTTATTAAACGACTTGAACGGTTGTACTACCAGTTGATCACCATGTTCAAATTTAATAATTATTTCTCGGCCTGTTTCGTTAGTTAGCATCATTTTTTATTCTCCATTCGCAGCGAATAAACGCCATCTTTAATCCCTTCACCTTCAACCCAAATACAGCCAGCCTTCACCCACTCGCCAACTGTCTTTGGTGTGCGGTTAATCTTTCGTGCAAAAGCTGCTAGATTTCCGTCATGGTTTACGTTTATGTAGTGTCTTAGTGTTACTGCTTTCATTTTTTGTCCTTCTGAATCAGCCATCGCCATCGCCATCGCCATAGCCATCGCCATCGCCATCGCCATAGCCATAGCCATCGCCATCGCCAGAGCCATCGCCATAGCCGCCATCGCCAGAGCCATAGCCACCGCCATCGCCATCGCCATAGCCATCGCCAGAGCCAGAGCCATCGCCATAGCCATCGCCAGAGCCATAGCCATCGCCATCGCCATAGCCAGAGCCAGAGCCATCGCCATAGCCAGAGCCTTTCATATCCGTTTTAGTTAGGCTTTCCATTCGCTTACACCTTCAATAATATCCTTTGCTGTTTTTGTACAAGGGATAATCTCAATAACTTCAGTCAATGTAATGCTTGAAATTGGAGCAGGAAATTTACATTGGTCCGGCTTGGAAATGCCTTCACCTGCAACTTGCGATAATGACGCAGCACCCTGCCAATACCAAAGGCGGCGAGTATTTTTTAATACCACTTCCATTCCTTCACGCGAAACAAGATAACCCGCATGAACACCAGCAGAACGAGTGCGAACTACAACATAGTCACCTTCTGGTTTTTCAATCTCACTTACTGAATCTTTAGGTACATAAAGAACGCCATTCATTTCAATTTCATTAATTTTTGTACTTTCCATTTTTATATCCTGCTTAGTTGTTTTCTTAATTTCTGTATATAACCATAACAGCTTTCGTTAATAAAGCAAACGTTATTTGTAATTATTTTCTAATTCTTTGCATTTATCCCGATACTTCTTCCTGATTCCTTGTATCTGCTCAATTGTTAATTTCAGTGGATCGTGCGGACCTTCCAGCCAATCTATAGCCTCTTGCCCTATCTTTCTTACCAGATTGATTCGGTAATCAACTATGTTTCCTGATTTATGGTTATTACACACACTGCATTGCTTATGACAGTTTAACTCTTCAAACCTTAATTCAGGATTAGCGCCAACCGTTCTGTAATGCCCTGCGTGATACTGCCCTTGGTGATGGCGACCGCAAGATATACACGGCTCGTCTTTATCTCTTAATCGAATAAACTTATTAAACTCAGCTTGTGCTAACTTCATCCATTCGGATTTAGTCATTAGCTTTTTCTTGCGCTCCTTTAGCTCCTTGGCTTGCTTCTTAGCCTCTTTCTTTCTTGCGTATTCAATCCCACACTTAGGGCTGCACACCAACTGAGTGCTAACCCAAGGCGTAAACTCAGCTTTACATTCGTTGCACTTCTTTGGTTTAGGCTTACGCTCCATAATGATTCATCTCTTTTCTGCTATTGGCGTTCTGACTTCTCCAAACCTCTACCCGCTTCTCTGCTATGGTCATTCTCCATCTAAGGCTTTCTGACTGCTCTATAGCCTGCTTTAGCCCTTCTAATAGCTCTGTATACTCTTGATGTGAATAAGCGTAGGATTCGCGCTCCTGACCTGTTTTAAGCCCTTTCTGTTCAGCCTCTACCATGAGTAGTGCTTTCTTAGATTTACGAAACTCTTTCAGGTACTCCGCTTCTGCTTTGGCTTTTGCATAGTCATCTACAGAGTTGCGCCAGTCGTTGATTAGTTTCTCGATGTTCATTTAAGCCCCTTGAATATGTGCGCTATAACATCAACCGTCCAACCATTACCTAATGCCTTATAGCACTGAGAATTACTAACACCTTTATTTTGAACATAACTATCAGGTAAAGTTTGTAACCGTTCGCATTCTGTTATGCTGTAACGCCTAACAACATCAGGATCGATTACTAGAATATCCATATCTGAATGATTGCCACCCGAATTCGCCCCGCCTGTCAAGCATGAGGCTTTTGATTGATTGAATTTAACTTTCAATCTTTTGTCAGTTTTAAAATATGGAACAACAGAATCTTTATAAACAGTAGTCAAACAGTTAGCCTTACCGTCAGCTCTTACTTCTAAATACTGGCTTATAGGTATATTTTTATTGTAATCCTCTCTTTTCCTAAGATCGTTTAATCTTCCTCCGACTATCCGTGCGCCTAATCCGCATGAATCAAGATCAGGTTGTAAAATATCAGAAAGCACAACACCCTTATCTTCTGGCTGTCCAAACTCCCAATTAGCCCAGTAGTAACGTTTCCTCTCTTGCGCTGAAACTAACAAGCTATTGATAAAGACAGGTTCAACGCCTAATAGATTAGTAATTACATCAAGGTATTCTTTTTTCATGCGTACATTCTCAAGCATGAATTTAACGCCAGGATTAACCGCTTTGATATGGTTAAGAATATTTAGATACTCAAAGAATAATGCGCTTCTAGGGTCGTCAAAAGCTAACTGCTTACCTGCAAAACTAAACCCTTGACATGGTGATCCGCCAATTAATAAATCAATACTAGCCCAGTCAATATTCCATTCTCGCCACTTGGTAACATCACCTAGCTGTATAGTGTTTGGATAGTTAGCCTGCGTAACCTTGATAGCGTATTTATCAACCTCAGCCGCATAGTAATTACTAACTTTAAATTCAGCTCTTTCTAGTGCGACTTGCCCGCAGCTTATGCCATCAAATAAACTCAATACATTCATCTTCTCAACTCCCGCTTTAACTGATTACGCTCTTTATACAAACTCTTAACCGATGCTCTTAGCTGTTTATTCTCGTTTCTTAATCGGCTTATCTCTAAGTGTTGTTGTGTTATTTGCTGGCTGTCTTTCTTTCTGTAGTGTTCTTGTGTGTCCATCATGTTAAAAGTCCTCTGAGCTAATTGGCCTGTTGTCTTCTACTTCACTTAATCTCTTGATTCTATCTGCATGAACATCACGAAAAACACCACCCTCAAGCGATAGATAACCCGTACCAGATTTACCCCAACGATTAAGTCTTACTATCGCCTCTGTTAGCGCTGGATCATCACAGTTTTCGTTATAAACACCTTCTCTATACAACCCAACCCATTGATCACAATCCTGCTCAATCTGCCCTGTGTCCCTTCCGTCACTTGGAAATGGGCGCTTATCCGGCCTACCTTCTAGCTGTCTATTTAGCTGAATCAGAAGCAACACAACGCATCCTAATTCTTTAGCTAGGTTTTTAAGCCCTTTAGTAATCTTCCCATAGGCCAAATCATTTCTTTCTGCTTTCTCGCCTTCCATTAAAGTCAGATAATCAACGCAAACTAAATTAACAGGCTGCTTTCTGTGAAGGTTTCTTACTTCACGCTGTAAGTACCCAATTGTTATTCCTGGCTTCTCGCACATATAAATGTTTTTGCCTGCCAGCCTTTTAGTTCCAGCACCTACATTGGCGCTTGTCGCTTCATCCCATATCTTGTAAAGATCGCCCATTGAAGCGCTTGATGTTGTAGCAAGCATTCGCTCGTAAGCTGATATATTTGGCATCTCAAGATTAAACATAGCTACGGTCTTATCTTGTTGTGCAAAGTGATCTGCCATTCTTGCCAAGAAACTTGTTTTACCCATCTTTGGTCTTGCGCCAACCACAAACAAAGAACCATCAGGTATATATGCCGGAGCCAATACTTCATCAAGTGATGGTATCCCTGTCGTGTGACCTGTAATTTCACCATTCTGTCTTTTCTCTGCCAGATCAACCCAATCCCTTGCTACATTCTTAATGTGCTTTAAGCCCGTCTCGTCCGTTTCTAGCGTGTTTTCCTTGATGTTGTAGATTAGGCTATCAAGCATCCCTAAACGCTGCGAGATCGTCCCTGAGTCCCTATCCTTGATGTTTTGAATGGCCTCAAACAATTTTCTTTCTGCGTAACGCTCTATTGATTGATCTCTAACGATGGTTGCATATTCGACCAAGTTATCATTTAGAACGGTTTCTTCTGTCATGCTGGCTAGTCGAGCCATGCCTCCATAAAGATTGTATTCCTCTATCCCTTCTAGTCTCGAGTCAACAATAAAAGGATCAAAGCCTTTTCCCTTTGAATTTAAATCACAGATAGCTTTATAAACTAATCGTGCAAATTCATTCTGGAAGTTTGCTGGCTTCAAAGTATTTAGAATTTTGTAGGCTATAGGCGAATCTCCTGTTTCAAGAAGAATTAACCCACCAATTACCCTTTCTTCTGCTTCGTTTTTATTCTCCATTGGTAGCCACCGCATCCTTAACTTCTGCATAACAACGATCTGAAATGAAGTAATCAAACTTACAGATTCGAGTATTGCCTTGGTTGGTTTGGTAGGCTTGAGTCATCCATTGGCAATGATGGTTTATTGCGTCTAAATAAATCGAGAATCGCTCTATTGTTAGTTTGTTCTTCTTAACAAAGTTTCTCAGTTTTGTTTTACGTGAGTCCGTAAGAGTTCCGACTCTTGTATTGTTTGGTAGCTTCTCGTGATAAAGATCAATATACGACTTATAGTCAAACTTAACCTTTTTAACTTCCTTTCCTGATCCTTTCTTAATAAGAAATTCAACCGCATTAGAATAAGACCTAGACTCTGACTCCATAAGTTTTCTTACTAATTCATCAGCTTCCTTACTGATTGTTATCGCCTTGTTAATCTTCATACGCCCCATTCCTCTTTTCTGCGCTTCATTAATTCAAGGTATCGCTTATAAGCGCCAGTCTTATGCTGGCTGAACCCTAAACCTTTGCACCAATAGTCATTTCTCAATAAAGACTTACAAACTCTTCTCCAGCTTGGAACATCACGCTTATTCTCTAGCGCCAAATCTGCCTCATCTGGTATCCCTTCCTTATATCCTCTTTCTTCCCACCATCGACAAAATAATAAAATCTTATTCTCGTAATGCTCTTTTGTTTGTGGAGGCATAGACTCAATAAGCATGTTTGCAAAAGACTTCCATGTATGGCCTTCAGGCTTTTGAATTTTGTGATACCCGTTAATATTTCCATTCTCTTGAATATACAAAGCACCTGAATTAGCACCACTTACCCTAGATACAATCTTGCACCATGTTTCAGGCTCAATTAAATGAAACAACCACAACCCTCTGCGCTGATCATCGCCGTATGGCTGGCATATACGCTGCTGGTGGATTGTAAGACCCGCTTTGTGCATCCAATCATAAAGCTCGTTATGACGCTTCTCTGGAAATTTAGCGTGGTAAATCCAGATATCCTCAGTTTTCCAGTCATAGATTGGGTAGACGTTAAAAACATTATCAGTAACTTTAGTAGTCCACTGAAGATTGTCTTTAGTTATCTTTGATGTACTGGCAATGGTTCTGAATCGGTTTAATGATTCATCTGTGCGAATGCCAACCATGCAAGCAGTAGATTTGCCTTCTGAATACCACTCACCAAATAACGGTACAAAATCCTCGAACTCCATGCCTTTTTCAAAGAAATCGAAATACTCTTCTGAATGAATAGCGTCACTAGGAAGCTCTCTTATCCAATCATCCTTTCTGTCATCATCCCAGCAAATCCATTGAGGCTCATAAACGCTAACAGCATTCCTTAAAGAAATAGGAAGGCAACACCAATAAAGATCAATGCAATCGTCGTACTCTTTAAATACCTCCTCCGCATGCTCAATGGTTAATTTGTACTGCCCTTCAAGATCAACAATAAGAACACCAAATTTAACACCACGCTTTCTAGCCTCATCTGCTGCTAAATGAATCATTACTGTTGAATCTTTACCAGCAGAAAAAGAAAGGTATACGCGCTCAAAATTATCAAATGTATAACTAATGCGCTCTTTTGCTGCTTCTAATACATTCTTACCTAGTCCCAACTTAGGCATGATATCTCTCCCAATACTTAATCCAAAAATCCGCTTGATCGTTCGCTAGCCTTTGCTGCTTCTCTGATAAATAAGACCAAGCTTTTCTAACAATATCTTCAGGGCAGTTGTTTGCATAAGCGCAAGCCGCATGGCCAATCCAAGCTTTTCTGTTTTGCGTTCTATTGCTTAGATTGTGTTCGCAAGACTTTACCCAGTCACAAACTACTTTACCCATCCACAACCCATACAATTCGTGATTACCAGTAAACTTAATAGCCCAATCTAAATATCTCTTTTTATCGCTTACTGATCCCCACATATTGTATTGAATCTCTTCCCACTCCCAATACGGATGATACTTTCTAATCAAGGCTTTCTGTGTCACCGTCAAAATCCTTATCGGTTAATATTTCCGCTTCCCATGCTTCTGAGAATTCTTGATCCTGGAACATCTCAGCCAATCCAGTGATTTGAGATAAGCGCAGCACCTCGTCTTGATCCATACCTAGCTGCTTCGCAATTTTCTTAGGCGACCAATTCCTGCGTTTTAGGTCTAAGACAATATCAGCCATAGCCTCAACTCTATGTTTGCCCCTAGCGCGATTATGGCGAATAGTGGAAGCTACTCGGTCGTTATGCCCTTCTTGAGATTGCTTAATGATAACAGTAGGAAGGTAACCTTTAACGCGCTCTGATACAGTCTTAGACTCTTTCCCGACTCTATGCCTATGGAAACCATCAACAACCTCTACATGACCATCATGAGGCCAGCTAACAATTGGTTGAGTGTATCCATCATTGGTAATCGAAAGCTCTAGCAGTTCCATTTCAGGTGGTGCTACTGAGTTAGGGTTGTAGTCATTAGCTTTCACTAAGTCGTTAGTAACCCATCGTACGAAATCAACAGGCTCGTCTTTGAAAGGACTGATCTGGTGAATCATTTCACGCACTTCGTTAATAGCGTCTACTTGATCTTCTAAAAGCAAAGCGTCCAATTCAACACATAACGCCTCAGCCAACTCTAATATCTTTTCCATTTCTCTCTCCTTTGTAAGTACAGATTAAAAGTATTAGGAAATAATAGTTTTGTAAAGGCTTTTTTTTGGTTTTTTGAAATTAACTATTTTGGAAGGCTAAATTTAGACAATAGTGGTCATTAGAGGCGGGGGTAACATGGAATAACAATCACCAGCGCTCTTTTATCTTCTATGTACTTTAATCAATCTATTATCGGGCATACAAATTTGGTCAGATTAAGGGGGCATAGACCACGGTAGCACCACACCGCATGTCTTGATTCAGGTCACAACTCCTGATCAAGAATCCACATTACTAAAACCCGTTTTAGCGCCGCCTCTAAAGCGCCGATCAACTAAAGCTGCCATCTTTGATTTGTTCTATGAATTGGCTCTAAGGCCGAAGAACTCCACACAGTATTTATTGTCGCTGCCGTTGGGGCGATCCCGACCGACTTTTAAGATGGAAATGGCACCCCGTATAGGATTCGAACCTATAACAATCTCGTTAGAAGCGAGATACTCTATCCAATTGAGCTAACGGGGCACACTAAGGCGTGGAAGTAGAAAGAAAAAACAGACATAAAAAAAGGGCTTATTGATGATAGCCGTTAGGAATGGGCGCATATGTTAAGCACCACCGACCATCTCAATAAACCCTCTAACATATTGCTTTTCAGCTTTCGGTTCCTACGCCGACAATTATTATTTTAGCCATCTGAACTGAAATAGCAAGCAAAAAAAAGGCGCTAAATGCGCCATGTGTGTTAAGTATGCAATTTGTACGATCTATAGCCGCCAATTGTGATCGTTTCGATGGCCCAGCCTCTTCTTACGGCCTCGAATAGAACTCTTCTATAAAATCCAGCACTTTCAAATCTAATGTATTTTGAGTAATGCTTGTTCGCCCAGTATTGGAGCGTATTTCTTCCACAACCATATTTTAGACAGTGAGAGTATTCGCTTTTGTATAGACTGCATAGGTGCTTCCAGCCTAAACGAAATTTAACTTCATCCATAACTAACCTCTCTTGTTTGTGTATGGGCTGTTAACACCAAAACCCACTTGTTCCTTTTAATATATGGTGATACTTAGCACCCCATAGGATTTTTGGCTCACCCGCATCACGTTTACGCTTTGCAAACTCATGGGCTTTTGCTTGGCGTTTATTCCTAGCTTTCAACCATTTATTATTGCGCTGTGCTTTTTTCATAACTCTCTCCTAATGTAAGTTAGACTTTGCAGTCTATTGTTTCATGGCTAACCTGCCACCACTCATTATCGTTGTGATCTTCATAATTGCTTATTTCGTCACGGGCTAATTTTAATTGCTCTAATACATCACCATGCTCTGACTTATCTATCACCTGATACCCTAAATCCTCCAGGTGCTTAATGATGTCCTCAGTGTCTATGAATGCTAAAGCGCCTTTGTCGCCTTGTTCGAATGTTATGTCGGTCATTATTTGCACTCCTTTTTAGCCGCCTTAACAATTAAGTCACTAGCAATATCTATTTGTGATCTAATCGGGTCGCTGTTCTGCTTTCTCTTGTCGCTTAATCGCTGCAACTCTTCGTGTGCTTTTTCTGATACTTTAATTAGTTTGAATTTCATTGCTTGCTCCTTGTTTGTTCTGGTAACAATAGCATAACTTTTAGATAAATGAAAAGTTTATCTTTTTGTTTGACATGATTATCTTATGTGTTATTCTGAATGAACAATAAGGAGAGAGATTATGTATCAGCAATATAAAATCAAATACGGGTACCATGATTTAGATATGTATATGTCAGGTGATTTTCCATCAACAACATTGGTTAAGGTTTTTGGTTGTTGGTTATTGAAAAAATTGGATGAATTAAGAGGCATCAAAAATGCCAAGTAATTTACCAGATGGTTGCACGCAAGCAGATATTGATAGTTATTACGGTTGGGATTACGAAGGATGTCCGGAGTGCGATTCACCGCTAGAAGTGGAGGGTGATAAATGGGAAGGCTCAAAGGTTTGCAGTAATGAAGATTGTGATTATGAAGATCACTGGGACAATTTGCCGTAGGAGAGAGAGATGAAAACAAGCGATTCAATTAAAGAGTTAGCAGCGGCCTTATGTGAGGCTCAAGCACACATGACAGCAGCAAAGAAGGATAGTAAAAACCCTTTCTTTAAATCTAACTACAGTGATCTAGGTAGCGTTATTAAGGCCATTAAAGAAGCGTTCTATGAAAATGGCTTAAGTTATGTTCAGTCGCCATTAATGAATGATGTAGGTGTTGGCGTTACTACTCGATTAATGCACAAATCAGGTGAATGGATTGAAGATACCTTGGTACTTCCACTGAGTAAGCGTGACCCTCAAGCGGCTGGTTCAGCAATCACATACGCAAGGCGCTACTCACTCCAAGCCATTGCTGGCGTACCAAGTGCTGATGATGATGGCGAGTTTGCTATGGATCGAGTAACTAACAAAAAGCCTCAGTACATGGAGCTACAAAAGCACCTTCCTAAGATGATTGAGAAAGTAGCTAGTGGAGAGTCTACGCCTGAACAGATCATTTACGACCTAGAAACTAAGTACACAGTAGACGATAAAGTTAAAGCTAAGATCATGGAGATTAACAATGGAAATTAGTCAGCGTTCAAGTGAGTGGTTCGCAGCCAGAAGAGGTCGTATCACGGCCTCTATCGTTGGCGCGATTCTAGGTAACAATCCGTACAAATCGCGTGATGATGTTATGCGTGATAAGGTGCGCCAGTCGTTCGGTCTTGAACAAGAGTTTCAAGGTAATGACGCAACTCGGTTTGGTGAGAAGTATGAGGATTTAACCATTCAGGAATACTTCTTTACCACTTCAAAGCACATTGAAGAATCAGGCTTAATCATCCATAAGGATTATGATTACCTTGCTTGCTCACCAGATGGTTTGTTAGATGAAAATGGTGGGCTTGAGGTAAAGACTCCATATAGAGCTAAAAAAGCCTACAGCCTAGCTGAGAAAGCCTACTACCGTGATCAAGTCATGTTCTCTATTATTGTGGCTGATAAGCAGTATTGGGATTTTTATTGTTGTGTGCTTCAAGAGAAAGATGGGAGTCTGCTAAACATAGATGATCACCTTGAAACAGCTACACGAGAAGAAGCGGAATCTTGGTGGAGTGAAAACTTCCCTAAGCTGGAAGCATTCTATCAAGAGTTTAAAGCTATCATTGCGGATGAAAAGTTAGCTAAACCCTATCTTGAGCCAAAGGTTAAGGATGTCTCAGATGATAAGCAGTTTATTATTCTTGAGTCATCCTACGCTCAAGCTAAATCTGAATTTGACAAGGCAGAGGCAAAGCTAAAAGAAGTTAAGGATCAGATGATTGAGTTTGCTAAAGAGGCAGGCCAATCAATTGAAGGTAATTACAACAAGGTTTTAAAGGTAACACGCAAAGGCTCAATTAATTACAAGAAAGTGCCGCAACTTGAAGGTGTAAATCTTGAAGAGTACCGTGGTAAATCAACTGAATATTTCACAATTAAGTAAGGATTAAATAATGCACTCAGTAACAGGTAAACTAAATCAAGCAGCCAATCAATTCCAAGCTGGTGAATCAGTAGGGTTTGGTATTCGTTTGGGCGTTAAGTATCGCGACCCTAAAACTAAACAAGATGAATGGACTAATTACCAAGCAGCAATTTTTGCTAAATCACCAGGGCAGATTGCTTTCTATCAGCAAGCATTAGTTGAGGGAGCAATCGTTACGGTAACCGCAGAGCAACTAAAGATTGATTCTTTTGAAAGTCAGACTGGTACTAAACTAACTATTGATATGCTTAATGCTCGAATTGGTTATGTTTACAACCCTAATCAGCAACCTGCACAACAATCAGCACAGCAGGGATATCAACAACCTCAGCAAATTCAACAGCCACAACAGGGATATATGCAGCCCAACGGCCAGCCTATGAATCCTCAGCAGGTCCAGCAAATGCAACAGCAACCTATGCAGAACGGCATGAATCCAAACGATCCACCCTTCTAGCAGATAGCAAAAAGGCTACCTACTTGGTAGCCCTCTCACTTCAAATTAGTTTTCACACTCACTAGACCATAGTTAATGTGAAGGAATCATTATGGCGAAACAAAGAAAGAA